TTGACCGACCTCCAGCGGAGGCTGATGCAACTCTTTGCACAGCGGGTTGCGCTTCACTTTCAACGGCCTGACTTCTAGTTTCAGAAGTTCGAGTATGAGGATAAACCGTGCCTACACGACTGTCCAATTCCTCATAATATTCATCGGAGCCAACATCGTACCCCTCATTTGCAAGGTTGTAATGCACATAATACGCATACTCTGTGGCCTTCATATCTTCTGGGTCTTCTTTGTTGGCATACCAAGGGTTTCGCTCATGCCACGCTAGAGCGTCTTCCGTAGGTTGGATCTCTTGTTGAGCGGGCTGTTCTGGTTGCTGGTACACAGGCTGCTCGTTGCCTTGGCTCACATATTCTTCTTCTTGTGTTGCCGCTTGTTGTCTCGCTTTTGCGACACGCAATTTTTCTTTCTGAATGGATATATCGCTTTGCAGTTTTGCCGCTTTGGTAATCAGATCCGCATCACCACTTTCAACAGCTTTACGATACACATCATCGATCTGAGCTTCTTTGCTGTTGATGGCCTCTTCTTCTTTCGCCAAGACTTGGTTCGACTGCTGCTGCGAGTAGGTGCGATATCTTTGTAACTCCGCCTCTTTTTGCAAAGCAATTTGTTCGAGTTGTTGCGCGCGTTGCTCGGCCTCGCGTGCTTTGGCGTTCAGCTTGTTGATGCGCTTTGAAACCGATTTGGTATACGTTTCAAGCTCGTCATCCCCGCTGGCTGATGTTGGGGATTCAACTGGGTCTTCAGTCACCTCTATTTGCAATTGCTCTTCGATGACATCTTGTTGCTCTGCTGCTTGATTCTCAATCATTTGAAACTCACTATGTCTGCGGGATGTAAAATGGTGCCGATGACCTCGTCATCGTTGATGATACGAACCTCTTCGCCGTCTTCCAATTTGAAGCGCGCGCCAGCATAACGCCCGATAAGCACCCATTGGTTCTCCGACACCCAGGGTGTATCCCCAAACTTTTCGGTGTCACCATAGCAAAGCGGCCCCATTTTGAGGACAAGCGCGACGACGGTGGCGAGTGCCTCCCGATCGACGGTTTCTTTCAGAAGATGGATACCGCCATCGGTCGTGGCTTTGCCTTTCCAAGGCATGACTAACATTCGCCAGCCAGTAGGTTGAGGCAAACGCTCCAACGCACTTTTATCAAGCAAATCGGGGTTGAGCACCATCTCACTGGCAGGAACGTAAGCGGAGACTATGGTTGATTCTGTCACTTTAGACATCCTTGTAATACTCTCGAATCGTGTCTTCAACCAAGTTTATAATAACCAGCTCTCCCTGCAAAGATTTATAGTGTTCTATATCTTTCAACATACCGTCCATCAGCACTTCGCGAATCAGCTCTCGTCGCTCTGACAAAATGCGTTTCAGGCGTGAACCCAGGTCAATATCGTCCACTAGTCGCGCTCATGGAAGTCGTAACCGCGTGTTGCTGCACCATAACCGCGCGCTTTGATGACACGATAAGGTCCGCCGACCGTGCGGCGCACTGGGTCAGGCATGGTAGGCGTGGTCTTCATCTTTTTTGTAGGCGTTTCTACTTTTTCGATCCGAGTCATATCTTTCATGGTTTATCCCTTTTTGCGTGGTGATTTTTTAGGTGCAGTCTTTTTTGCCGCCGCCTTTTTTGCAGGTGCTTTTTTTGCGGGCGCTTTTTTTGGCGCGGGCTCTGGTGCAACTTCAGGCTCAACAGCGGGAGGCGCTACTACTTCTACCTCCGCAGGCGTTGATACGATAGGCGGTGGCGGTTCATGGCCGTGTATCCTAGCCATTTTTGTGGCAATGCGATGATCGCTTGCCTCTTTTTTTCTCGCTTTTTCTATAGCGGCGATCTCTGCCATCTTCGCTTCTACATCGCGCACCAGTCGTTTTTCTTCTTGTAGCGCGGCCACTTTCGCTCGCACCGTCGAGTTGGATGAAATAAATTTTCCCGCCATGATTATCTTCCCCTATTTTGCATATCAAGCAGTTTCAATTCTGCTTGTTGTTCCAAGCGTCGCAAGGCGACATCTAATTTGTCGTCCGCAACCTCTTTTTGTGTGTCAATCCGTTGCTTTGCAATCTCACTCTCAAGCAGCTTTTCTTGTGCTCTCGCTGCTTGTTTCGCTGCGAATTGGTCGTTGTCTGAGTCAATTGCCTTTTCGCGCAACGCAAGCTCCTGCTGTCGTATTTGCACTAGCGGATCTGTCTCGTCACCTTGCCCAATTGACTCAAGCAACTCTTGCGTCAACTGCGCCAACAGCGGGGCTGAGAATTGCTCGACCTGCATTTGAATCTGACTCATCTGCATTTGCATTTGATCAGGCGGTATCTGTCCCGCTTGCGCGGCCACTTGTAACTGTTCGATCTGTTGATTCAGCTCAGGAGGTATTTGGTCTTGCACCATTTGACCTGCCATAAACTGCAAATGTTGCATCATATGACCAATAATCATGCCCTGTAGCGCAGGATTCATTTTCACCACATCGGTCAAAAATAAAGAACGGTGAGCGTCAATGTGTGCTTGATGATTTTGTTGCTCAAACGCCTGGGCGGGCTGGCCCATCAAAAAGCCGTTGTTTTCGATCCCTGCATCAATAGGTTGAGGCATCGGTGGCGGGGGTGGTGGCTGTATTAGGCTATCCACATCATCCACACCCAGCGCCGAATACATGCGCCGATACGCTTCGTAAATACCTTGGGGACCGTGTATCTCTGGATTAGATTGCACCATCTGCAACAGCTCTTGCGCCATCGTAATGCGCTGAGACTGTGAAAAAATATTGGGGTCTGATACGGGGATGACGTCTACGCGGCCATCGAAGTCTTGCGCCATGATTTCTTGTGGGCCGTTACGCGCCACAAATGGGTAGCTCTGTGGCAGATACTCTGCAAAGACTTTTGCGAGGAGTTGAAACTCTAACTTCTGACTGTAGTGCAGTCGCTTGTGGATCGCTGACATCACCTTGGTGCCACGTTCCAATAGGGCGACTGTTGTACCGACAGGCATGGCTTGATTCATGTCACCTACGTTCATGTCCGCGATACTGGCAAACCGTTTGCCTGACTCGACCAAAAGCCCAAGCAAACTCATCAATACGTTGCTGGGCTCTTTGATCGGCAGTGGTATTAGGTTTTCTCGCAGCGAGGCGCCCGTCGTATCAATGTCACGGAACTCACCAGGTTGTAGTGGGTTGTCCTCATCACGGATGCGCATACCCCGGGCTTTAAAACCCGCAGGCAAGTTGGCAAGCGTGCCCGCGTCGATAAGTTGTCGGAGTATCGAAGTCGCTGATTTGCTGATCCCGCCGATCATGTGACTGAGGCCAAGCCCATAAAAACCGAGCCCCGGCAAAAACTTGTACTGCACAAAATAGTTGATCTTCATTTTGCGCGGGTCTTGTTCGAGATAGTTACGTCGTATCGACAACACTTTTTGTGATTGCTCGTCGATGGTGACGATGTAAGGCAGCTTGAGACCTGTTGGCTCACCGTCTGCTCCCAAATCCTCAAAGCCGGGAATATCTAAAATCGTGTGTGTCTCAAAAACGACATAATCTCTGTTTTCTTGGTACGACGGCTCCATGCCTTCTATCTCATCGATCTCTTCTTCGACTTCACTGCGCATGTAGTTGATTGAGCCACCCTTCAGCTCAACGTCCGCATAGAAACCGTTGAGTTGTTGCTTCTTAATTTCGTTGCGGCTCATGTTCAAAACATGTGTTACACGCTCTGCCGTGAATAGATCAGCGGCCTCGTAGGGCACAATCAAGTCTTGCGGCTCGATGAATTTGCTCGCCGCTTTGTTCATGCTGGTGTCGTAATAGACTTTTTTAAACGCAGATCCTGCGAGCGGCAGGTAAAACAAGAGCATATCAAGTTCTGGATCGTACTCTTGCATCACATTCATGATGTAGTAGTTCATGAATTCTTGTACACGGACTGCCTGCATTTCGACTTCAGGCGTGCGAACCCCGACCACCTCTGTTTTAACTGGACCTTTTGCGGGCAACAATTCTTTGTACGCTTGGGCCTGAAACTGCGTGACTGACTCTGCTAAGATGGGGTGGATAACCCCGGTTGAGCCTTCAAAAGGCTGGCTCCGCGAATCATCAAATTTCATGCCCAGATATTTGAGGCCGTCTGTATAAGTCTTCTCCCACTCGCTACGACTTTCCTTGTCTGATTTTATGGACGACAGGACGTCATCGGCAAGCTTAGACAGATCCGATGGGGAGATAAATTCAACCAGATTGGCGTTGAAATCTGTGGCGATAGGCTCGTCTGCGGCGTCTATCTCATCATCGATGAGTATGCTTTCTTCTGAGATCAGTATTTCTGCGGCGTTGCGTATTTCATCGGCCCGAGTCATTTCAGGCTCTATTTCCATCGCGCTGCCCATTGGCATCACATCGGGATCTGTCTCAGTGCCTAAACCTTTTTTCTCAATCGCCATCAGTAATACACCTGTCTATTCGCGCGCAGTAGCTGCACTTCCTCAGGGTAATCGTCCTGTAAAGCCAAAAACCCACCTTGGCGGAACCGCATCAAAGCCATAGTAGCACTGTCGCAGTAATCGTCATTATCGCCGAACGGAAAGCTTGCCATCTCTTCAATTACCTCATCAGCAAAACTTTCATCGGGTGCCCAGACCATGCCGCTTTCAAAAATCGGAGCAACAGAGTTCATTCTGGCGATCTTATCTTGCCCACGCGAAGGTGTATAGCTTGTGACGGGAATACCCATGCGCCTCAACTCTTGCGTCAAGGGCGTGCCGCTGGCTTTTGCTTCAATCAAAATACAATCGGGCTCCCAGTATTTATATTCATCGTAAGCCAATCGCTTGAGTTCTGGGAAATCCATTCGTACTCGTTTTGCGTCTAGCAAGATGATTGATTCGACGTCCTCGTCAGGCGAATGAAAAATGGCCCACGTCGTGATAGCCGAGTAATCAGCGGTCTCTTTTTTGCTGAAAGCGGTGTCGTAGCTTTGAATCACGTAGTCGTAGCCTGGTACATAATCAGGCTCCCAACGCCGCCACCACTCGCGCTTAACGATAGACCCCGCCTCAGCGGTCGGATTTTGCATCCATTGCGAGTTCCACTTGCTAACGGGGAGTGAAGCTTTGACCGAAAGCAGCTCGTCTTTTTTCCAAAACTCAGGCCATAGTGGAGTATCTGATTCAGGCATAATCGCGGGGAACTCAATGACCTCCCATTGGTCAGCGTGATCGTCGCCTTGTTTTTTTAAGACTTTGCCAACTAGGTCTTTTGTGCTCCATCGCGTCATTACAATGATAATGATGCCGCCTGGCTGCAAACGCTGGCGTGGTCCTGATGTGTACCACTCATAAGCGGACTCCATCGCAGTCGGTGACAATGCGTCTTGCTCTGAGTGAGGATCGTCAATGATCAAAAGATCAGCACCTCGACCCGTGATTGCACCACCCACGCCCGCATAAAAACTTTCACCGTCTTGATTTGTTGTCCATCGGCCCGCCGACTTGTTATCAGCCTCAAGTTTTAGGTCTGGGAACACTTGCGAGTAATCGTCAGAGTCGATGATATTTCGGACTTTACGTCCAAACCGCACTGCAAGCTCCGCTGTGTGTGTGGTTTGGATAATTTTCAGGTCACCCTTCAAACCCATCATCCAAGCAGGGAAATAGGTGGAAGCAAACTCTGATTTGGAGTGTCGCGGCGGGAGGCAAACTATGAGTCGCTTGAGCTTGCCTTGGGCTATCTTGTTGAATTTATCGCCGATTATTTTGTGGTGTCTGCCGAGAATACACTCGGGCCACATGTGTTTCACAAACTCGATGAAGTCTCCCTGGCACTTCTCTTGCTTTTCCATTTGGTCAAAGCGAGACAAGAGTGCAAGCGCCTCATTTTGGTCCTGTTCGCTGAGGATCTCAAAGTCTTTGAGGCGCAGATCGTTCATTAGATTATGATTCGGGATAGTTTCCTGTTCTGATCATCGTGCAGACTTCTTCTGCCCGGTATCCAACCTGCTTTGCCCATCGCGAATCCATAAACTCATCGGCAGCAGTATCGTAGTCGCCTACTGACATGGCAGTCAGCGCATTTTTGAATCCAAGCAACCGCGTCATCCCCAGGTTAAAACACATATTGATTAAGGCGTCTTGTCGCACCGAATCGATTTGGCTGAACCAAGGCAGCGTGATGAGCTCTTGCTTACAGCGTCTGATGTCGTTTTCCAAAAGGTAGTCAATTTCGTCGTCCGAAAGCCCCAAGCCGCCGTTTTCATCTATGTTGCGGCCGACACCCACAGTGATCATATTGGCACTGCATTTATACGCATGACTACGCACACCCTCATGTATGCGTAACTGATCAGATAATTTGCTCATTTGGACCCCGACTTACTCGCACCGAAATAGAAGCTCACCACGCTAGACACGATACCCCCGAGATAGCCCAGCACCAAATTAACGACATTGAGGTCGTTGTCATCAGCAGGTTGGATAGTGACAAGCAAAACATAGCCGCCGAAAAGCACGATAGATAAAAGCGCAATCGCCCTTGCTGTCCAATCCTCAGAAAAAGATTCTCTAGCATTTTGTATGTCCTTTGTTTCAAGAGCAAATACATCGACCTCAAGCTCTTTCATTCTAACTTCAAAGTCTAGCTCTGCCTTTTTTATCTCTGCCAACTGCTCTGGTGTGGCTTGC